GACCGAGAAGTCGGTATCCCGAGGCAACTGACGATTTCCCATCAGAAGACGGGAAGTGGTGAAGCCGCACGTTTGCGGTCAATGGTCAAATTCTCGAACTCTGTTGAAAACAGTGCTCTTGAAGGCGATATTGTCGAACACCGGATACATCTGGTAATCGACTCGCCCCTTCGTGTGGTCGCTAAGACCGACATCGAAGACGTTTTGGCGCAACTCGTCGATTTTCTTGGCGAGGCGACATTCGTTGACCAAATTATGAACCAAGAGGTCTAATTAGTCGGCCGGTCGGATCCCCAATTGGGGACTGGTGGCTTTTGGAGGTTTTCCATGAAAAATGGTAGCCTGAAAAGCCAAACCGCGACAGAAAGTGATATATTGGCTTTTTGTCTCGGCCTTTCGACCAACCTGCTTACTGATATGCTACAGCAAGCGGGACTGGATTTGAAACGCGATTTGCAATCTCTTGTAGATCGCACCCACGCAGAAGGTCTTGGTTTTCTTACCAAGACATTACCAACTATGGGCAAAGCTATACAGCAAGCCCTACTTGGTAATCGACTCTCCATTCCGCAATTTCGTAAAATGCGCGGAACTGTAATCCCTCATTTTATGAAGGGGTTACTTAGTCGCTGTTTTTCAACTGCTGGGGAAATTCGTGAGGACGCGGATATCTGCGCTCTCACTGATTTGATCCAGTTTTGTTTCTTGCATTACAAGTTGGAGGTTCCGTATGATCCAAAGACCAATGACAAAATTCTTAATAAGTTTGTCAATACGGACGCAGAACTTCCCCAAGACTTCAAACATCTTGGGTCTGCTGATGTTCGTCTTGAGCCTAATATTCTCTGTTTGGCTAATGAGCTCATTAAAGAGCTCCTGGCCGGTTTTAATCCAGAGGATATTACCCCTCGTCATGGGCCTGGAGCCGTAGCTACAGGCGAAAGGCCCGATCAAAAGATGCAATTTAAACGCATCTATGAGCCTGTCGAGGAGTTTTACCCTGCTCAGGAATTTTATTTCCTGAACGCGAGGCACTTATTCGACGAATGGGACAAATACTGGTCGTTAGACCATGTAGATGAACCAGTCGCAAAGGTTGCCTTAGTCCCCAAGGATTCTAGAGGTCCTCGGCTTATTTCAGCCGAACCCCTAGAGTTACAATTTATCCAACAGGGTCTAGGTAAAAAGCTTGTCGCATGGATCGAGCGCCATCCACTAACTCGTAGGAAGGTAAATTTTACCAACCAAACGATAAACCGTAAGTTGGCCCTACGTGGGTCAATCGACGGGATGTGGTCAACGCTAGACATGTCAGACGCCTCCGACAGAGTGTCCCTTGCGCTAGTAGCGCGGTTGTTCGAAGGAACTGGATTATATCCTTTTCTTCGGGCACTCCGTTCTGCGAGCACTGTACTGCCTGACGGCAGGGTGGTGCGAATGCGCAAGTATGCCCCGATGGGAAGTGCTCTATGTTTTCCCGTTGAGGCATTGTGCTTTTGGGCACTCGCTGTAGCATGTGTACACGTGGGGGGTGGTGTCGCCCTAGGACGGGCGAAACGCTCTGTTTACGTGTACGGCGACGACATCATTA